GTTTCAGTCACAGAGAATTGTTGTGTGCCTTTTACAACGTTGAACACATAGTCACCAACAAGAGTTTCAAGTTCCCTTGCTTCAAGTTCTGGATGTTTACGTGCGGCATGTGCGATGTTTGTCCAGTTGATTGCTTTCTTTGGATAAGGTGCACCGATAACATCTTTGTCCAAAGCAAGTAATGCAATTACGTCCTGTGGATTGAAGTGAATGTCGGAGTCAATAAACAATAGATGCGTTGCATCGGAGCGGAGAAACTCATCAACCAAATAGTTTCGTGCCCGTGTGATTAGGGATTCATTGAACAGGAATGAGAAACGCACCTCAACTCCATATTTTCCCATGATTGCTTGTAGGTCCAAACAGGACTTCATGTACATGCCGTGATTCATACCACCATACATGGGCGTTGCTACAAACAACTTATTCTTTTTCAATTCTTCAATTTTGACTTTGATTTCCATATTGTACCCATAAAATAAAAAGAGGAAGCGATATTAGTATATATCACTTCCTCATCTAGGTTTTACCTAAAATTAGGCAAAAGTGCTAACACCTTTGGCACGGAGTGCTTTGATTCCTTCAGCAACCATACGCTTGGTTGGCTGACCAAGGCGATAGAAGGAAATCTTGCGACCGTTATCCAAAGTCTTGGTGTTAGTATAGATGGCATGGCCTTCTTCACGCAATTCATTGATACGTGCGGCTACGTTGGTGATACCAAAACGGGCACGTGCTTGAGCGGCGGTGAAAGTGTTGTAACCATCAGTCTTGCTTAGAACTGCAAGCATTTTTTCTTTAACATTAGTCTTCTTAGACATATAAAACTCCATAACAAAAACCACACTTAGCTAAGTTTCTGAGAGGTGGTTGTAATCTCAGATTCATAATAATAACAGACCGCCCAGAGTAAGTCAATACTCTAGGCGGTAAACATAAAGTTTTAGAAGGGAATTTCTTCCATTTCAGATGGTGATGTGGGTGCAACCACTTCATCCTTCTTATTCACTTCAGCATCAAGTTTGGTATACAAGTCCAAAAATGACATTTTGGTATCAGCATCAAAGCGATTCAAACAAAGACCGATAGCCTTCATACGATCACCATGGACACCGAACGTTTTGCAAATATGTACCAGACGGCGGGTAGAGATAATTTCATCCACACCACCTTCAGCAAAGGTCTTACGTACAATATCAGCCCAAGCAACCAACAAGTCGGCGAATGCATCATCTTTGCGACCGAATGCTTCCATTTCTTTACGGACAATTTTCTTCTCCACATTGACAGGAGGATATTCTTGTTCGTAGGTATTCAAGAAACGTTCCAAGAATGCTTCGTTCAATACGTTGGTGAACATATAGCGACCATCTTCGGAGCCTTTACCCTTGGTGTTAGCCGTAGCAACGATAGTAAAACCTTCAGCAGGAGTTACCAATTCGTTTTTCTTCTTCAACAGAAATGGCTTGCCTTCCAGAACACGTTGCAAGCAGGACAAGTTTTGAGCACCATAGTCAATTTCGTCCACACACAAAACTGCACCTTGACGAGCCGCAACAGTCACGGGACCATCACGCCATTCCATTTGACCATTGATAAGAACATAGTTACCAAGCAAGTCACCCTCATCGGTATCAGGTGTCATGGAGATACAAACGAATTTGCGATTAGCCTTGGCGCAAGCCTGCTCAACGGACATTGTTTTGCCGTTACCAGATTGACCAGTGATAAAGATAGGAAAGAATTGATTACTCTCAAAGATTGCAACCAAGTCATTGAAGTTACCGAACGGAACGTAATTCTTATATTTTTTAGGAACCAAGTCCTCAGTCTCCAAGTCCGTAACGACATTGGAAATTTTATGTGCGACAACCGCAGGTTTGGAATCAGTATCAACTTTTTTCATAGGCAAAACTTGTGCAACAACACTAGGAATATTGTACATGCCACGACCAGCACGATTAGCCGGATCTTTCAAGAACCATTGAGGTTCTTTGATAGAATTTTCAGCACATACGTTTTTGATTTCCTGCAAAGACATTACAGGCTTGCCGATAGCGGCAATAATTTCCAGAAACTTCTCACGTTTGTCAACTTGAATGGTACGCATAACAAATAACTCCAGATCAATTCAATACAGTAATTATAGAAGGAAAACACCACCTTGTCAAGTGGTGTTGTAAAAATCACACAGCGATTTCACCAATGAAACGATTCACCAGAACACGGGAAACTTGACGTTTCATGTTCATTTTGATAAATGCATTCTTTAGTTTACTTGCGGTGACTTGGCCATCAACATGTAAACTATCGTTTTCAATTGCCAAATCTTTGTCACCAGGGATGATAAAGAATTTATTGTAGCCACGATTGGATGATTCCAGAAACTTGTCTGTATTCAACTTCTTAGCCAAACCAGATGCATACTGTTTGCGATCAAAATAGCTATAGTTAGAATGACCAGGAAACATTTCATCAATGGTTTTACCACCAGCAACATAACGGCGCATAATACCAGTACGTGCTGAACCACCAGAACCAACAATGTAGAAACCTACAATTTTAGCACCAGTTGTTTGGCGATACCATTCAAAGATTGCATGGCGCATACCAGAATCAACATATTGATCTTGTGCGTTGAATTGCAATTTATGTTTCTTGTCAATTACAACAATGTTTTGGCGGCTAGAACTAATTACTTGATAATGGTCACCAGTCACTTTTCCATTGACTGTATCAGCATCACCATCGTGAAGCAAAACCATGTTTACAATATCAAGATTGTTCACCTTGCGGAACTCATCGGTCAAAGTTTTCATGGCAACCATTGCTTCAATCATAGGAGTATTTGACAAAGACTCACTATGAGGATAAACAAATTTGCGGCTATACTTGCCAGAATAAACATCAGCAAGAGCCGACAAGTTTTTCATGCAACGATTGAATTCACCAACACTCATTTTAGAATTCAAGTATTCACGCAAGAATACGTTATCCAGAAACAACTCACCTTCATTCCGTGAGAATGACGCCATGGCCGTGCGACCATGATCATAACGGAAACCACCAGTTTCATTACCGAAGCCATAAACAACAAAAGGAATGTTTACTTTACGGCAGAACATTGCAAGAACCATGATTTGTTCCAGTGTTGATTGCATGTTGCCCATCATAGAACCAGAACGATCAAACAACAAAACCAAACCATGTGATTTACCTTTCGGTACACGCATGATTTTCTTGAAGATGCTATCATCAATTTGGTATTTGTAAATACGATTCACATCAATGTCACCAGTCTCGGAGACTTTGTTCTTGGCAAACTTTGACGCCGCTTTACGCATTTCAAATTCTTTAGCCAACAATGAAACGTAACGATCATTCTTACTCTTGAAAGATTTGTAAGCCCGTTCACGTTTTTCATATTGATTGGTATCAGTTTTGATATTCCAGCATTGTTCCATTTGTTCATGCACACGCTTGTAATCTGTCAGGATTTCACTCATGACAGGAGTAGGAACGCTTACATAAACATATTCTCTTGCACTCTTGTCCAGCAACAGACCTTCATTCGCACGGAAGTTATCATCAGTTTCGCAAGCAGGCTCAAGATCACGGGTGTCTGATTCAACGGCTTTGGATTCTTTTACACGTTCAATGACAGTTTGTTCACCTTCTTCTTTTTCAGCATCGGAAGAATCTTCAACATCATCGGACGCTTTTGCTTTACCAGAATCTTGTTCACCGTCTTCTTTTTCACCAGAAGCATTTTCAGATTCCGATTCTTGACCATCACCAGGTTGTGCATCATCAGATTCGGTTTCATCCGATTCAAACAATTCATAGTCACTATCAGGATCAAACTCACCAAATTCGTTTGGCATTGATTGTGATTCCTGATTGTTCAATTCATCCTTTGCGTGATCATACACCACATTAGCAACACGGACAACATCATCCCAGGTTTCGCATGCCTCAACATCAGCCAACAGTTTAGCTTCGGCATCATTGAATTTGATACCAAGATTGACACCACCTTTGGTGTACAGATTCAGGCGATCAATGAATGGCATGGTATTGATATCACGACCTTCCAGACCGAAAAAGTCACGCTCAATCAATTCACCATAAGCCTTGACAAACGATTGACGTAGACCAGGAAACTTACGTTTCATTTTCTTTTCAATACGTGCATCCTCAACAACGTTCAGGAACGCTTTGAAGTTTTTCTTGTCTTTGGTTTTTGGATCAGGCAATGCATTGTGCCAACCTTCAGCAGGAGTTTCCAATGCGTGACCAACTTCGT